CCATATGACACCCCTCCTGCTAAAACTATAACATCAACTAAAAAAGGCGACACCGCTTCTCCAGATAAGAAATCAGAAGTCATTGACGAAATTTCGTTTGATGACTTAGAAGAAGGGTAGTCGTGGCTAAAAAAACCCCATTAACCGAAGCACAAAAGCGTGAAAAAGAGCGTAAACTTTTTTTTAGAAAGTGTGTCTCTAAAGATGAATTCACTCGATGGATTAAGTACTTTTTGCGTCTAGACTTCCCGGACACCACCGTATCTCGATTCGCATCCACCAATCCGCTGGACGCCGCTTGGTTAGTTTACGACATTTGTGTAAACCGGAACAACCCCACTAACATTGCTGATCTATTATATGTTGCGGGACGAGGTTCTGGTAAGACATTGGGTATGGCTATTGCGGAATTTATGATATTGGTTCATGATAAGCGTAGCGTTGCGCACGTCGGGGCGATACTAGCACAATCCAAAAGATGCTATGAATATCAAGTTAAATTCATGTTATCTGAGAAAATAAAACGAATCCTACAGGACCCCGAAGTGGCACCTGACCAGCGTATTTTACAGAAAATGAACATGGAAAAATCCACGTTCTGTATCGACAATGAGATTGCTTCAATTGAAGTTATTCCTTGTACGTTAAAGGCAACCAACGGTGTGCACTGTCCGTTAGTAGTTGTCGATGAGATTGACACAGTGAGTGGTGAGGGCGTGCGCGCGTTTAAAGAGATCACTGGTATGTTAGACTCTCGCGGTGATCAAGTCGGTCTTCGCGTTGGTATATCCACTCGCAAGAGTCGTTATGGCTTGATGAACAAGCAAATAGAGAACGCGGACAAAGAAGGACGCAGCGTTCATAAATGGACGGCCTTTGAGTTTTGTCATCGCTGCTCGGACGAAAATTCTGGTACGACACCCACTATTGGTTATGTGGTTCAAGATACTATGGAAGTTGTGGACGAAGTAGCATTTAAAGCTAAGGATCGTCGCAAGCAAATTGAATATACACAACACATCTTCCCTGGCGAGAAATGTCTTAAGTGTCCCGCTGCAGCGATTTGCTACGGCGATGCTAAAAATCAAACGTGTAAGTCAAAAATGTTAAAGCCAATTAACGAACTAATTCAAAAGGTTCGATCTGAGGGCGTTGATTGGGCATTGTCACAATTGGTTAACTTAAAGCCTTCACTAGAAGGCGTTGTATTTAAAGAGTTTGAAGAGAAGCTGCATGTTAAGTCATGGAATGCGATGTGGTTAACACTAACTGGTGCAGAGTTTCCGGGTGAATGTACACATGATATATTCGTGAAAAAATGCCACCAGCTAAACATGTCATGCTATTCTGGTATTGACTGGGGATGGTCCAACCCATCTACTGTAGTTTATTTCTTTGTCGATCGACGTGATAATATTTATGTAGTGCGCGCAGATGGTATGACGTATGTTTCGGACCCAGAGTGGATCAATTCCATTAAGCGACGATACCATGTCCAATACCGTTGTCAACTATACTTCCCTGATATCGCGAATCCAGGATCGATCGTCGAGATGCGCAAAGCGGGTTTACCGGCCACTAACGACATCGATAAATCTATTGAGTCAGGCATACAGGTCATTAAAAAGTTCTTACGCACGCCCGGATCGCAAGCCCCTAAAATATTTTTTGCTCAAGAAACGTGCGGTCCAATCATCAATGAATTTGGTATTTATCACTACAAGACTGGACTGGATGGCTTAATAACTGGTGATATCGAAGACAAAGATAATCACTGGCTCGACGCCCTGCGCTATCCCATGATGATGTTGTTTGGTAAAAACATACTAATCATTGGCGGCGGTGGTGTCGAAGATTCGGATCGCAATATTACCACGCCAGATGGTTCATATGCAAAAACCCCAAGTGCAGAAGAATTTGCGGCCGCAAATGGTTTGAATGTGAGTACAGATCCACCTGATATCAGCAAGTTAGGCAAAATTGGTACGAAATCTGATTTAGAAACCAACCTAGACGATGAAGTGAACGGAGATGGTGGATTCCTTTGGTCACTGTGAGCATAATTAGATAACTAGTATAATAAAGAAGATATCATGCAATTTGAGGTATACAGTGGGAATGATTAACGATTGGTTAAAGAAAAATATTAAGTCGGAGATTGATGTCTTAATGAAAGCAGATAGCGATCAACTGCCTGAGATTCCTGTGGAACAACCCGAGGCCAAAGGCGAAATTGGGCGCAAAGCAATCATCGATGATCCGTACTTTCAACATATTAGCACAGAAACGTTAGTTCAAAGTAAGTTGTCGCGCATCTCGAATAAAACATTAAAAGATACATCACTACGCGATTGGTTGGTATCAGCGATCATTCAAAATCGCGTCGATACATTATTGCGTTTTTCGCGTGAACAGAAGGCGAAATTTGATCTAGGATATCGTATCGCCTTGAAAGATAGGAGCGCTGAATACACCAAAGAAGATTTAGAGATATGCAATCAAATATCATCGTTTGTTTATCACTGTGGACGAACATCAGACGTCCCGGAAAATGATAAGATGAATTTTGGTGAATACCTTAAATTAACAGTACGTGATGCATTAACATTCGGGTATGTAGCAACAGAAAAAATATTTACGCGCGCCGGTGCTTTGCACCGTTTTCGTCCGCTACCCGCTGAACAGACATTCCTAGTTAATAAAGAAATGTCCCGTGAAGCGATATCAAAAGAAGTTGCTTCAATAAAAGAGTTGTACAAACCACGCTCCGATAATGATCCTCGTATGGGGCAAGAACTTAACGAACAAGATATTGATAAATATAAATATGTGCAGTTATCGTATGATAACCGCCCTCTAGATGTATTTGGCGATGAAGACCTGATATTCAAGTTATTTAATCCACAAAATTTTGCTGATTCGATGGGGTATTGTTATGGACCACTGGAATTAGCCATCATCAATATTTTAAATCATCTTAATGCCGAGAATTATAACGCCAACTTTTTCACCCATGGCTATGCGGCGAGAGGCGTGCTACATCTTAAGGGCACAGTAACTCAAACGGCGCTAACTGCATTTCGACGTCAGTTCTTTAATTCCATCGTTGGCACCAATAATGCGTGGAGAACGCCTATCGTTGCAGGATTAGATGAGGTGCAATGGGTTCCAATGTCAGCGAACGCTCGTGATATGGAATACATTAACTTCAATAATCACTTGATGAGAGCAATCTGCACTCAATTCCAAATTGATCCTATTGAATTAGGCTTAGATTTTTTAAGCAGTGGAACCGGTCGACCTGTTAGTAGTTCTCAAGGTGGCAACCAACAACGTGTCGAGTATTCTAGAGAGCGCGGACTTTACCCGGTTTTGATGTTTATCGAAGATATGGTGAATCGCCATATAATCCCGCTAATTGATCCTGCGTTTGCCGATAAGTATATTTTCTTGTTTGACGGTTATTCCGATGAAACGCCACAAACGTCGATCGCACTTCAACAAGCCGAAATGACGGTTTTTTCTTCGATGAATGATCTGTTAACCACAGCACGTAAGGGTAAAATCAAAGAAGCAATCGCTGACGTGCCAATGAACCAGACGTTTTGGGCATTAGTAGAGAAAAATTTCACACGTGGCGAAATACGCGAAAGATTTTTTGGAGACAAGGACGCATCTAAGCGCAAGGAATTGCAATATATTCCCGGCGATCCGATGTTCGCTACATGGAATCAAATGCTATTGTCTGTTGAACAACAGAAACAGCAAATGCAAATGCAAATGCAACAACAGGGGCAAGCACAACAGCAGGCTCAACAACAGGCTGGTTTACAAGAAGCCGAAGATGCACGTAATAAAGAGATACATAAAGCGTCCATGAAACAAATGCAAGCCCAAGAAGCTCATGGTGTTGTTCACCCAAAATAACTAATAATTTAGTCGCATTAATATCTGAAGTCTAATCCCCCTAGATATATTCTAGGGGGAATATTGTGCCGAAATTTAATCTAGCCTTATTTAAAAAACTATTGAATTGGAAGAATTATCTGCGTATCATCGTGTACGGCGCCATTATAATCTACATTACGCTTCGATTGGATGATTATCGCATGTTCAATAAGTATCAGGATGTCGACTCCGATTTCACTAAATATACACAAGTGTTCAACGCCCTATTATCGGCCGCCGAACTGGAAACCTACTACAGCCCCGATACTATCGTACCTATCAAGTTTGTGGATAAATTGCCTGGAAATGCCATCGGTACCACCTACCATCCTATTTTCGGCAAGCCAGAAATCGAGATTAGCAAGGAAGCATGGGGCGATCTCGACGATTCCGGTCGCACAATATTAGTTCTTCACGAATTAGTGCATGCGACTTGCAATATTTCTAACCATGCTAATGGTTACTTGTTGGACTTTGAATGCCCTGCATCTATCATGAATTGGCAAGTCCCAAGTGCGGCGTGTCGCGAAAAATATTTTATTCATTATATGATGTCGCTGGCCATAATTTGTCGTCAATCTGCTTTAGACGAACTTGAGCCTGAATAGCATTAATTCAACAGGTATCATATAGAATAACTGGAGAGTGTATGGCGTTTAAGATAATTATGGGGCTCGATAGAACAGGTAAATCGACTATTGCTGAATTTTATAGAAAACAAGGGTATATTGTGCACCACATGAGTGCGCCCAATAAAAAATACTTTGACCCGAGCTACATTGGTCCGAGTTATATGGATGAGTGTCTTGAGATGTATATGAAATATAGTGGTCAAAATGTTGTTTTTGACCGAACAATATATGGCGAATTAATCTGGAGTGCTGTTTATGGTCGTGCTGCTCAGCTTACCGAAGATGATATTGATATGCTCCGCGAGATAGAATCAAACAATGAAGCCGAGTATATTTATATGTATGATACCGACAAGGCCGCGCATTGGCAACGCTGTGTCGACAATAAAGAACCGTTAAATAAGAGTCAGTTCATGCTGGCCTATAAGTTGTATGATAAGGTTGCAACTCAGTATAATTTTACACGAACAACTCTACCGGAGTTCAACAAAATTAACAGCATAAGCCCCATTACTGTAGTGCCTAAAATTGAGACACCTGTCATTGCAAATCCACCGATCGAAAAAGTTATTGCAGCTATCCAGCAGAACACCGTTGAACTTCATCATGATAAACTGAAACATGCCAATATAATTAACGATCTCCTAGCAGGTCGTATCTTAAAAAAGAAGTCAGCTATCCACGATGTGTTAGAGAATGAACTACGTGGATTTCTAATGAACAAACTTAATGACCTCTTGGGTATCAAAACCCCAGCGGGTCTAACAGAGATAGAAACCAAAGTATTGAAAACAATGGCTCAACGAATTATTGAAAAAGGGGATTTGAAATGAAAGGATTTAGAGAACCAAAGGCGAAGACTAAGAAAATCGTAGAGCATGATCTAAATGCCCTCGCGGAAAATGTCAGAATGGGTATGCAAATGATGCAGATGATGATCAGCAATATGGATAAATCGATTCGCGCGTTTAATGCGGATCTTAATAATACTATGTCAACAGTCAATGATATTCAATATAGAACGCTCGCTATGCTAAAAGCCAAGACGTTTGACGAAGGCATTCTGGACGAAGTGGCACAAGAGCTTAAGGCTGAAGACTATCATAAGGCATCAGATAAAGATGACCTTGAAAAAGACCTAGAAGCAGTGTCCGTAGTAGACGA